CAGGGAAAAATATCATCAGATGGCTGCTTAAAAAAAGAACAAATGGTAGTGTCCGCTATTGCCAGTACACCTCAAAAGTAATTGTTCCACAGTCATATTTTTAATTGCGCCCCGGTTAACAAGAGTCCATCCCTGTTTTTCCAGATAAAACCGGAAAGTCTCCAGGGGACAGACCAGTGCGCCATCAGGAACGGTTTCGGTGAATTCGACATTGCCGAATTTGTCGAAGTGAACAACCAGAGTGCGACCATCACCCGGAATCATCTTGTCAGCAGGTGGGGTGTTATTCTGGCGCAGTTCGGCCTCCATGCGGTCGAACTCAGCAATGTATGCCTCTTTGAATGCGGCGGCTTTTTTGCCCGTGAAGCCCATCACCAGGAAAACGAAGCCGTTTTTGGTGATTTGGTACATTGGGAGTTTGCGCCCGGTTGAGTCGGTGTATTCGCTCGACACAAAATTGTGCTCAGTGAATTTTGCTGAACAGTCCAGATTGCGAATTTTATCCAACATTTAACGCCTTACGCAGTTGCAGAATTTCAGATTCCAGTTCAGCCACCGTGCGGGAACCAGGAGTACCGAGCCCTTTTCTGGCGGCGGTAACCCATTGTCCTAAAGTGCCTTCAGGAAGAGATAATCGGGAAGCGCCTTCACTGATCGAAAGTTGATTTTCAAGAACCGTTCTGACAGCTTCGGCTTTGAACTCTTTAGAGTAACGTTGGGTTTTTCTGCTCATTATTAGCTCCTTCTGATGCCATTCTATTTCAGGAAGGAGTGTCCGTTAAACTCAGGCTACCTCAGTCTCGTTCATTTTACTCACCTGAATGTCTTCCCAACCAACGACGTGCGCCAGCTTCGGTTTTAAACGTTTTGCTTTTGGTATACGTCATGGCGGTGAATGTGCCGTCCTGGTTGGGGAACACGCCGTACACCAGAGATTCGTTGTTGCCAAGATCGATAGTATTCATGTTGACCCCATTTCCCCTTAACGCCGGGGTAGCGGAACTGTTTGCTGAGAACACCGTGCGGTGTCTTGATGAATGAAATTTAGAATAACCTAAGGTGGGCGGTCAAGATTTTTGTGTAGAAAAACCTAAGTTTTTTGATGTAAAAAACACAAGTGTTTGAAAGTTTGTGCTTTTTATTACAGGGTGTGGAGAAAAAAGGGGATTATTTGTTTGCGCTTCTTTTGCGAGCTTTGAGTAGTTCTTCAAAAAGTTTGTTGAAATTTTCAACTCGAGCACGCATCTCTGACAACAGGGCCTTTTGCTCTGACTCAGGCAGTGCGTCGAACAGTTGAAGTAACTCTTTTTGATCTTCTGTCAGAATGGCTGGCTGATTATCCGGGATCGGTTCGCCTGGTTGTTTATCTTCATCCCCAAAAAGAAGCCAAGTCGGTGAGCACTGAAGCGCTTGGCTCAGTGCGAATAATCTTTTCCCCGCCGGCTGTGTTTCATCTCTTTCCCATTGAGAAATTGTTACGTGAGCCACTTTGACCAGCTTACCTAATGCGGCCTGAGACAGTTTTAATTTTTTACGCCTATGTAAGAGGCGAGCACCGAAGGTTTCGTTTTTCATATTAGGGAATTCTAATTTTTCTTGACTTAGGTTTCTCTACGATCTAGTTTCCTTAGGAAAATCTAAGGAGCTCGATATGTTGAAAATTGATGCTATAGCGTTTTTTGGCAGCAAAACAAAGCTTGCCAATGCCGCAGGAGTTAGGCTGGCAAGCATTGCTGCATGGGGGGAACTGGTTCCTGAAGGTCGCGCGATGCGCCTGCAAGAGGCATCTGGCGGGGAACTTCAGTACGACCCCAAAGTTTATGACGAATATCGTAAGGCAAAACGACCTTGGAAGGTGATTCATGAAAATCAGGCATGAGCACATCGAATCAGTGCTGTTGCCCTGGCAGCCGAAAAAGGGCAGGCGTGGGTCGCTAACGCAATTACTGAAGAATATCTGCGGCAGGGGGGCGGCGAATTGTCTCTGGTACCAGGCAAGGACTGGAACAATCAGCAGAATATCTATCACCGTTGGTTGAAAGGTGAAACGAAAGCGCAAAGGGAAAAAATTCAGAAACTGATCCCTGCGGTTCTGGCAATTCTTCCGCGTGAGCTGCGTCACCGACTCTGTATCTTCGATACCCTGGAACGCCGTGCATTACTGGCGGCGCAGGAAGCGTTGAGTACGGCAATTGATGCGCATGATGATGCTGTCCAGGCCGTTTACCGGAAAGCACATTTCAGCGGTGGTGGGTCGCCCGGCGATTCTGTCGTAGTGCATTGATTGAAATTAATCGTGCCGGATTGTTTTGTTCGGTATCAGTTAAATGTAACGCTGCGAGCGTTACAAGGTGAAAACAAATGGCTTCAAACTGGATAAAGCTCGAGGTTATTACGCCGGATAAGCCGGAAATATTCAGGCTTGCTGAGATTCTGAATATTGATCCAGATGCCGCATTAGGGAAGGTTATTCGCTTCTGGGCATGGGCGGATCAACAAATGATAGACGGTAATGCAGATTGTAACGCTCGCGGCGTTACAAAAAGTGCAATAGATCGCATCACTTTTATGTCTGGTTTTGCTGATGCGTTAATTCAGGTTGGATGGCTGGTCGAAAATGACGGTGGGCTTTCTCTACCTAACTTTGAACGTCATAACGGAAAAAGCTCTAAAAAAAACGGGCGGTTACAAACGAGCGAGTAACAAAAATACGCGAACTGAAACGAAAAGGTAACGCTGCCAGCGTTACACAAACGGATCAAAAAGCGTTACCAGAGGAAGAGGAAGAGGAAGAGGAAGAGGAAGATCTAAATACTGATCTCCCCCTCGCCAAAAACGAGCGTCTAAAAAATTCGAGCCGGAGGCTATTGAGCTGCCCGATTGGTTGCCGGAAACACTCTGGCATGAGTGGGTCCGGTTCAGACAGGCATTGCGAAAACCGATTCGAACGGAGCAGGGCGCTAACGGGGCGATACGGGAACTGGAAAAATTCCGTCAGCAGGGTTTTACACCTGAGCAGGTGATTCGACACAGCATCGCCAATGAATACCAGGGCCTGTTCGCGCCGAAAGGTGTTCGGCCTGAGACGTTGCTCCGACAGGTTAACACCGTCTCGTTGCCGGACAGTGCGATCCCGCCAGGCTTCAGGGGGTAACGGACCATGAAAAATATTGCGACAGGCGGCGTTCTGGAACGCATCCGCCGACTGACCCCGCCACATGTAACCGCCCCATTCAGAACGGTAGCGGAGTGGCGCGAGTGGCAACTTGCTGAAGGCCAGAAACGTAGCGAGGAGATCAACCGCCTGAATCGCCAGTTGCGGGTGGAAAAAATTCTGAATCGCTCAGGCATCCAGCCGTTGCACCGTAAATGCTCGTTTGCGAATTACCAGGTGCAGAACGACGGCCAGCGATACGCGTTAAGCCAGGCGAAATCCATCGCCGATGAACTGATGACCGGGTGTACAAATTTTGCGTTCAGCGGAAAACCTGGTACCGGGAAGAATCACTTAGCGGCAGCTATCGGGAATCGCCTGCTGAAAGACGGTCAGACAGTGATTGTGGTTACCGTGGCTGATGTTATGAGCGCCCTGCACGCCAGCTATGACGACGGGCAGTCAGGCGAAAAATTTTTGCGGGAGCTGTGCGAAGTGGATCTGCTGGTTCTTGATGAAATTGGCATTCAGCGCGAGACGAAAAACGAGCAGGTGGTGCTGCACCAGATTGTTGATCGCCGGACAGCGTCGATGCGCAGCGTGGGGATGCTGACAAACCTGAACTATGAGGTGATGAAAACATTGCTCGGCGAGCGGGTGATGGATCGCATGGTCATGAACGGCGGGCGCTGGGTGAATTTTAACTGGGAGAGCTGGCGTCCGAATGTTAGCCATTCGAGGGTTGTTAAGTAGTTTCAGGAGGATTTATGGCGAAACCTTTTACTCCCGAACAGCGGGAAGAACTGAAGACGCGAATTGTGGAACTCGTGCATCAGGACGGTCGGGTCACGATTCGGCAGTTGTCAGATGAAACAGGTATCAGTCGTGCGTCTGTCGGTCGCTTATGCATAGAACTGGTCGCAAGTGGTGATGTATATAATTCTGGCTACGGCTTATTCCCGTCTGAACAGGCTCGCAAGGACTGGCAAAGCGCCCGCAAAAAACTCTCGAGAGTAAAGGTGAGGAAACCGGTTGTTGTTGATCCGGACCTTATCTGGTCATTACCTGACGGAGAAATACGCCGCTACGACAGGCGCCTGAATATAATCTGTCGCGAGTGCCGGAAGAGCGAAGCTATGCAGCGTGTACTGGCTTTCTATCAGGGTAATTTTCAGGAGGCGATACTGTGAATGAAATTAGCTATCAGGCTTCAATTACCGCTGGCATTCGCATCAAAGGAGAGGAGCATGGAAATAAAACCAGAAGATGAGTTAAGCAATATTGTTTTATTTCCGGTAAAAGAGGATAACCCTCGTAATCAGGTTAATTTTCTTTATGAGCCATCGGAAAGACCATATTGCCATCACGCCTCTGTATGAGGTGTACTGGCAATAGCGGACACTACCATTTGTTCTTTTTTTAAGCAGCCATCTGATGATATTTTTCCCTG